GTTATTTACGCACACCTAAATGCAAAAAGGGTCAAGCACATGCAGATCGTCAAGGCTGGCCAGATCATCGGCGAGTCTGGTAACACAGGCAATTCCACAGGACCACACTTACACCTTGAGTACCGAGATAACATCCAATGGTCCAAGGGCAAGGATCTAGACCCTAAGGAATTATTAGATTGAGCACCTTTGCTATCAGAGCCATAGCCTTAGTTATTTACACAGGCCTAAGCACATTTGGACTATCTACCACACTTGGCATTGAGCCATTAAAGGCTGCAGTAATTGCAGCTTTATTCCCACTGATCTTTATTTTGAGAGCCACTGCAAAAGGCCTTATCAATGACGGCAAGTTAGACCAAGCCGAAATAGATGCTGCTATCAATGCAGGTGAACGCACCGAGTGACATGTCGATTATCTACCTTGGGCAATTAGCAGCTGCCTTAATAGCCATTTTTACCCTTGCCGGGATGCTCGTAAAGTGGGGCATAGTTAAGCCCATAAAGGCCTACATAGACACCATGACATACGCCATACAGCCACATGCCAATGGCGGAAAGTCCTTGCCAGACTTGATCGAAAAGGTGGACGCACTACATGTAGTGGTCCAAAAACATTTGAACACAAGTCATGACACACCCAATTTCTCAAAGTGCTTGTGTGAATCCTGCCTGACGTGCTAGAAAAGGTTATGTGAGCGCCAAGGCTTACACACAAGAATAGGAAAACAGGGTATGTTACAAACAAATAAAATAAACGACTATCTTTATGAAGCTACAGATGGCTTCTATTCAGTTTTGTTTTGGTTAACAAGTGAGAACATCTGGGAAGTCCAATTAGACGTCATAGACGGCGCTGACTCTAATTTTGTAAGACTTGAAATGGATTCATACGATGATGCACAAGGAACTGCATACGAATTTTTGTCCAAGGTTTACGCATGAGCGGTTTTTATGTACTTGTATACATGGCAATTATGTTCGTTGCTGGCATCATGGTTGGCATTGTCATTGAGAATCAACACCAAAAGAATGAGCTGGCCAAGTTAAGGCGCAACAGCCACATAGACATTGAAGTACAAATGGCTAAAGATGGCTGGATTATCTAATGGCCTTTGACATCCAGAATTACGTCACGGCTGCAGAGCGTGTGGCCATGTTTTACGAAAAGTTTCCAGAGGGATCTATTCAATTCCAATTTATGGGCATCATGGATGGCGACCCAATGAAAATGTGGGGAATTGCAAGAGCCTACAGAAACCCTGATGATCTATTGCCGGGTGTAGGCACTGCATCTGAATTCATTATTGGCAAGAGTCCATACACAAATGGTTCAGAACTACAAAACCTAGAGACAAGCTGTTGGGCGAGAGCAATAGCCAGCCTGAACATTGGTACATCTAAGGGCCTAAGTAGCAAAGAGGAGATCATTGGCAGCCGTGAGCGCCAAGCACCCGGACCAGCCAAGCCAAAGCCAGTGGAGGTGGTGCAAGAGCCTCCCAGTAGCTTTTATCCCGAGGAGCCAGTGGATCATGCCGAAGCAGATCCGTGGCATGTAGATTACGTAGAGCCGCCAATGGATGTGCCAACATGCCTACATGGGCCTATGACTAGGCGTACAGGTGTCAGCAAGAAAACAGGCAAGCCTTACGGGGGTTATTTCTGTAACGATGAACCTCAGTGTGATCCGAAGTTTGATCGCTCATGAATCCAGAACACAGCAAGTATTGTCACTGCGTATGTAGTGATCCCACGCTTGAACAGCGAATAGCTGAACTTGTAGAAAAGATGGAAAACAACCCGGAAGCACATGGCATGTTTACATTGTGGCTGGCTGAATTATTAGTTGACATAGAAAATGGCAACCATGACTGACGACAACGTAATGCGCTGCACATGTGGTGGCTGGGTGTACATAGGTAAGCCGTGTGGATTTTGTAACAAGTGGAGTAACCAATGACAAAGGCAAATGCCATACACCAATTAAAGATGCACAGATTCTTAATGACAATGGTGAGAGTCGTTAAGAACACACGGGCTGCCGATTGTGAGCACTGTGAGGCACTGATGAAAGACGTTTATAAATGCCTAGATGGAGAACTAAACGACATAAGGAATAGGAACAATAATGAATGACGAACTATACATCTCGATCCTAAAGAAGCTTTACGGCGCTTGGGATGCCTCTTTATACTTTGCTGAGTCTTGCGAGGTATGCAGTGAGACACTGGTACCATTCGATACCGGGGTAGATCCTTACACCGAAACACGCGGATGGATGACTAGATGCTGTGGCGTAGTGCAGACATACCAGCAAAAATTAGCACCACAAATATAGAAAACTAGCCACACTTCGGAGTGGTTCTTGATCCCTCGTCCAAGTGTGGCTAGTTACCTAATTATAGACACCCAACTGACATAAATGTCTAGGAATGACAAAAACTTCTGACAGCCTAATCAGCTGTTAAACCGCCGTTAGAGGGCGTATTCAAACTTGGGTTGATAACCCCAAGGGTAACCCAATAAACGCAACCAATGCAGGGTGAGGCTCATGTGTAGCTGCCGAAACGAATCGCCCGGCAGTGTTAGTCAAAGCAATGATCCAAATGGCGCGATTGTCGAAAGACCCATAACCAGTACCGCTTCCACATACGGTGAGGATGGCTGAAACAATGCCATTCCCTGCCCACTAGCCAAACCGGTGAGAATCCCTTAATACTTACTAACTTGAATTACAATTAAAATACTGCCTAACAAGGAATTAAACATGCTTGATGTAAACACACCTAAAGGCCAAGAATCACTACAGCATGAATTACGAGCTGTAGAACTATGGAATTACCACTATCAAGACTTCACTTATGTACACACACCTAAAGACGGTTCAGCATTAGTAGATGCCATCATTCTCAATTCAGATAGGAATGTATGCGCTGTAGTAGAACAAAAGTCTCGCAACATGACACTTGAGCAGCTGCAGAAATGGAATTACGAATGGCTAATTACGTTCGACAAAATCGAGGCTGGCCGTTATGTAGCCAACTCATTAGGTGTGCCATACATAGGCTTCCTTTACTTGATCCCGGACGACTTGCTAATCACACAAAAGATAAGCGACAAACACGGCAAATGGACATGTGACTTTAGAACAGACATTACAGAGACACAAGAGACTATTAACGGAGGCAAGATTGAAAGGCTTAACGCATTCATAAAGTTAAATGATGCACAACACTTGCAGGCTTATTCATGACCATACTTGTAGGCCTTACACATAGAGGCAAGGTGTACATGGGTGCTGATAGATCTATGTCAGACAATAACTTCATCAGTGCATTAGCAAGGCCCAAGATACGTAAGGCAGGGCCATTCCTTATTGGCTTTAGTGGCTCACTGGGTACAGGCCAACTTTCAACCTATGCCAATTACCCGTCTATAAACACAACTAACTTAGAGGCATGGATGCGTATTGAGTTCTGTGGCGCATTACAAAAGGCTGCAGAGGAGTTCAAGATAGACATCAACAACGATGACAATGGGGCAGATCTATTAGTCGGTATAGGTGGACGATTATTTGAGATCAGCACTATGGATTGGTCAGTCGGTGAGTACAGTGCTACAGCAACGGGCTCAGGCTATCCATACGCTATGGGCTCATTACATACATCACGCTTTACAGATGATCCAGCATGGCGTGTAAGAGAAGCTGTGAGTGCCAGCATTAAGTACAGCCCATCATGTGTGGGCCCTATAGATGTATTAGTTAAATGACACAACAACGTACAAGAGGCAACACAACTGAATGGCGCAAGCTTAGAGAGGCGTGCTTCCGTGTGTGGGGTAAGACGTGCATGTATTGCGGAGACCGGGCTACCGAAGTAGATCACATTTTGGAGTTAGCACTGGGGGGCACAAACACCATTGACAACTTGCAACCATTGTGCAAGCCATGTCATTTACATAAGACAGTTAAGTTCAATACGGTGCGACCAAGAGGCTCACAGGCACATAGGGGCGTTTTTTCTACACGAGTGGCACCCACAGACTCCCTTGCAGGAATCTCTCCCCAAATGGTCAGAATTGACCCACCAATGGCAGGAGAATAACCGTCATGACCTTAAAAGAAACTGATGTACCCGAGATACGCCCAATCGGATGCTACCTATCCTTGGAATCTGCAATCGCAGCTGCTAAATGGATTGATCCTGCAGACATGGCAGCCGTCACGCTCGCCCGGCGCGTGGCCTTGGCTTTAGATACAGCCTTTGACATGGGCGCGGATCTAAAAGACATAACTGCCTTAAGTGGTAGATTCTTAACTGTCTTACAACAGCTGCACCTTACAACTGAGACGCGAACTGCCAGCAAAAAGACAGATGTAAACGATGGGACAGAATATGTCGGGGATTTCCTACGGCTCGTCAAAACCAAGAATACAAAGCCCGCCGCTAAAACTTCCAAGCGCCGGCCCGTTAGTAAGCCAGCTAGCGGATGAGTTAGGTGTACCTTTACTGCCTTGGCAAAAGCATGTACTTGATGACGCGCTAAAGGTAAACAAAGACGGCACTTGGGCAAGATCTCAAATAGGTGTGCTTGTAGCCAGACAAAATGGCAAGACGCACATGATGCGTATGCGTATCCTTGCTGGCCTATACATCTTTGGTGAAAAAAACACGATTGCTATGTCACAGACACGGCAATTATCACTGGACACATTTAAGCAAACAGTAGACATGGCAGAGAGTCTTGACTGGATGCGTAAACGGATTAAGCGCGTATCCCGGACTAACGGCCAAGAGGAGATCGAGGTTTACTGCCATCACTACCCGAAGTCATGTAGCGGTCCATGTCAGAGGTTACGCAAGTATGCAATTAGAGCTGCAACCAGTGAGGGCCCACGTGGATCTACAGCCGACTTACTTTATGTCGATGAGCTCAGAGAAATTGACGAGGCAACATGGGCAGCCGTTACACCAATTACAAGAGCCCGACCAAATGCTCAAGTGTTTTGGACATCTAATGCTGGCGATCTAAACAGCACAGTGTTAAATGAACAGCGCCGTAGGGCATTAACATTTGCTTCACCCCGGATGGGTTACTACGAGTACAGCGCACCCGGCGGATCTGATGTAAATGATGAAAAGGCATGGGCCATGGCTAATCCTGCTATGGGACACACCATTACAAAAGAAAACATTAGAGATGCCTCTGTGTTTGATACTAAAGACGCATTTAAGACAGAGACGTTATGTATGTGGGTAGATGCTATTGATTCACCATGGCCAATGGAAATGTGGAATGCAGGCGAAAAAGAAATAGGCTTACAGGATGGCCTACCTACATGGATGGCATTAGATCTTTCATTCAATCGTGAATTGGCTTGCTTAGTCACTATTCAAGAGCAAGATAACAAAATGGCTGTGTTCCTACATGAATGGCAAAAGGATGGCGGAATTAACGACCTAGAATTGACAGGGGAAATTGCTAAACTGACCCGTAGATTTAATCCGCGCAAGTTTGCCTATGATCCAAACACTGCAGGCTACATTGCACCCCGACTAGCTCAGGCAGGTGTAGCCACCGAGCCCACACCTTGGGCATCCGCTGGCTTTAGCATTATGTGCGATCAAACCTTAAACGCTATGCAACAGGGTTTGTTTATTCATCCCGGACAGCCAACACTTCATCAGCATTTAGTTTCATGTGCCAGACGGCCAGCATCCGATGGTGGCTGGCGTATTGCACGTAGAGCAGCGCAAGTACCGATCACGGCTGCAGTTGCTTTAGTCATGGCAGCTGGACACGCAACAGCGCCACAAACTATGCCAGTGATTATTAGCGCATAGGTTATGATGTTTACATGATTGAGCCAGCAGTATACGACATGACGCTTTATCAGGGCGCAACTTTTGAAAAGCAATTTACTGTCAAAACAAATGGCACTGCCGTTAACTGGACAGGCTACACAGGGCAGTTTGAAGTTAAGTCCATCCCGGGCGATGCCGTAATCTTTAACATCACACCGACATTGGGCGGTGCTGCAGGCACTATCGACATTACAATTACAGCTGCAGCCAGTGCCACCACAGCATCGGGCCCATACAACTACAACTTGCGATTAACATCTGGAACTTATGTCACTTGGTTGTTGCGTGGCACATTAACAGTAGTTAGTGAGACAAGTGTCGGATGAGTACCGTTGTACAAATAGTTGGCGATAACACAACAGTCTTTGAAACTACAGACGATCAAGCCATTGTCTCGTCACAGGTAACTGGATTACAAGGGCCCCAAGGAACTACTGGTGCCACGGGCGCAACTGGCGCTACAGGTGCACAAGGTCCGTCTGGCGTAATTGCTGTAACCTCACCGATTACTAATTCAGGCACAAGCACCTCCGCACAATTAGGTTTTGATCAAACAGCACAGGACACAACTAACGACGGGCGTTATGCGCGACTAGCTAGTGCCAATGCTTTTACAGTTGGCGGTCATACGATTACTAATGACACAAATGTAGTGCCTTTAACCTTGCGCGGTGTTGCAAGTATTCAAAGTAATCCTTTGTTTGAAGTTATACGCGGAGACGCTACATCGATATTTCGTATTAGAAGTAGTGGAAACTTTGGTGTTGGTGGACTTATAACTGGTGTCGCTGCTGCAATTAACAATGACTTCACAAGTGCTGCAACCCCTGTATTTATTATTCGCGGTGCTGCATCACAAACTGGCGATTTACAACAATGGCAAAACTCAACGCCTTCGACATTAGCAAAAGTAAACTCATACGGCGGGGCAGAATTTGTAGATGTGAAAGTTGGCACAACTTCATCACTTGGTTCGCTTAGTGTGCGTTCGGGTGTAATTACTCAACTTGGCGTTGTTGTTCGTGGTGCAACCGGACAGACTGCAAACTTGCAAGAATGGCAAAATCCAGACGGTAGTGCAGTCTTAGGTGGTATGCAAGCAAACGGGCAATTGTTTGCAAGCTCAATTAAAACATCAAATGCGCGTATCTTTATTAGCGAAGCAAATTCTGGTGGTCAAATAATTTACACACGTCAAACGGCAGCTGCTACGAACCCGGGAGCAAACGCGGCTACCATGTATTTCCGTGACGGAACATTAGCTAACACAGTGAAACTGGTAGTTAGAGCGGGAACTGCTGGCGCAGAAACAACAATCCTAGACAACATTCCACAGTAAGGAAAAAACAATGGCAATAGATTTCAGTAACCTTTTAACCGATGAACAAAAGCGTTCATTACTAGAACAGCGCTTACAACAATTTGCAGGCGAGGCATACCAGCACGAACTTAATCGCCAGATCGCTGAAAAGGTATTTGATGCTGATGCAGTTACTAACTCAGAAGCTGCATTACAGACACTAGAAACTGCTATTGATGTACACCGACAGGAACTCGAGCAGTTAGGTTAGTATCTCTATAGATACATTTCTTGGCAGAGTATCCCGTCCGGGTTGGTAATCCTATCGCCAGCCCGGACCCCAAGACACGATTACAGATGCTAGTAATTTCATCTTTTATGAGATAATGCAATCATGGGATTTATTGATTTCTTATTAGGCACTACACCACAACAACCACAGGTGCAGGCCAAGGCAAATGTAGCCATTCCCTACTACCAAGATAACTTCAGCCCATTCCAATCTTTTGGCATTAACCGTGGCGATGCTATGCAGGTACCAGCTGTAGCCAGAGCCCGCAACATTATCTGTGGAACTATCGGCGAACTGGGTTTACATTCTTACAACGAAGTTACTGGCGCAAGGATTGAGGGACGGCCACTGCTTAAGCAGCCTGATCCAGCCTTGCCAAGAGTTATCACAATGTGCTGGACCGTTGAGGATTTGTTATTCAGAGGCCATGCGTTTTGGTTAGTCCTTGAAGTTAGCGCTGAGGATGGCAGGCCTACAGCATGCCGTCGTATTGATCCAACCCGCGTAACTTTTACAACTGATTTACAAACCGATGAGATTTTAACTGGCTTTTATTTAGACGGTAATTTATTACCTGCCTATGGCGTGGGATCACTAATCATGTTTAGTGGTGTAGATGAGGGCCTACTAAATCGTGGTGGCCGAACAATTAGAACTGCACTGGAACTGGAAATGGCAGTAAGTCGAATAGCTGCCGAACCTAACCCGACAATGGTTATCAAAAACACTGGCGTGGATTTACCAGCCGAACAAGTATCAAGTTTATTGTCATCATGGAAGCAAGCCCGTGCATCACGCTCAACTGCATACTTATCTGGCCCACTGGATGTAACCACATTTGGTTACGATGCTCAGCAAATGGAACTTACAAAGTCACGGCTAAATACAGCTGCAGAAATTGCCCGACTATGCAACATTCCGGCATGGTACATAAACGCCGAAAGTGCCAGCGCGACTTACTCGAACGTAAGCCAAGAGCGCCGGAGCCTTGTCGATTTTTCATTGAAGCCTTACATGGCTTGTATTTCTGAACGACTATCGATGAATGACCTGACCCCACGAGGATCTGTTGTCAAGTTTGATCTAGACGATTACTTACGAGGTAATCCTCTAGAGCAAGTCGAAGTCCTAGAAAGAATGATTACGGCTGGGATCATCAGCGTTGATGAAGCTCGTGAAGAAATGGAATTAGCACCGAGAGGAAATGAAGCAAATGCAACTTAATTTTGAGGGCCAAGTATTGGCTGCAAGTGTTGAGACACGAACTATCAAGGGCCTAGTAGTACCTTTTGCCAAAGTCGGTAACACATCTGCCGGTCCTGTACGTTTTGAGTTTGGCGCATTTGGTGACATTGATCCAAGCCAAATTATTCTTAATGCCGAGCATGATCGCACCCGTCCATTAGGTCGTGGTGTAGCCGAGAGCCTAGAGGTTAGCCCGGCAGGTATCTCGATGGCCTTTAAGATCGCACCTACTAATGCAGGCAACGATGCCTTAGTAGAGGCAAGTGAGGGCCTACGCCCAGCCTTTAGCATTGAGGCCAAGGTCAACGAATACACCATTGAAAAGGGTGTCATGGTCGTTGCATCAGCTCTACTTGAAGCCGTAGCACATGTAACTAACCCAGCATTTAAGGATGCACAGATTTCTCAGGTCGCAGCTTGCGATCCTGAGGACCAAACCACCGAAGCGGAAATCCCCGCCGAGGATGAACCACAGGAGACAACAGTGGACGAAGTAACAACACCAGTTGCAGATGAAGTAACAGCAGCCGCTGTTGTTCACGCTGCTGCACCAGTGGCTTACACAAAGCCGCGATCACCAATCAAGACCCAAGCACATTTCTTAGAACACTCAATTAAGGCACAGCGTGGAAACCACGAAAGCGCCGAATGGATTGCACACGCTAAGGCAGAGGATGCAAAGCATCTAACAGCTGCGGATGACAGTTTTTCAACCAACCCTGCATTTAAGCCAACACAATTCGTATCAACCGTAGTAGATACACAAATTGGCGCACGTGGCGCAATTGATGCAATCGGAACACGCGCATTACCGCAGGCTGGTATGACCGTATCTATTCCTAAAATCACAACCTCAGGAAGCGTTGCAGAAACAGGCGAAGGCGCTGGCCCATCAGAGACCGGCATTGTCAGCTCATACGTTGATGCAACAGTAAAGGCATACAAGGGACTACAGCGCTACAGCGTTGAACTCTTTGACCGTGCTTCACCTGATTTCTACGCTGCAATGTTGGACAACATGCGTCGCGTTTACGCACAGGCAACCGAAGCTGCAGTAATTGCCGAACTAACGTCAGGTGGAACGGCTGCAACTGCAACCGCTGCCGATGTTGATGGCATTGTGTCATTCGTAAAGACCGAAACCCCGGCTGCATACCTTGCAACTGGCGAATTGGCCACACGCTACATTGCTGGTACATCCCAATGGGGACTGCTAATCGGTGCACAAGATTCGACCAAGCGTCCAATCTTTAGCGCTGCAAACCCACAGAACGCTGCAGGAGCAGTTGGTACACAGTCACTACGCGGAAACGTAATGGGCCTAGACCTATACGTATCCAACAAGGCTGTTTCAACTAGCATTGATGAGTCAGCATTTATTGTTGTCCCATCAGCTGTTGCAATCTACGAAAGCCCAGTCCTACAGCTTTCGACCAACGTAGTTACAACTGGCGAAATTGAGACAATGCTTTACGGCTACATGGCTGTAAAGACACTTGTTGCTGGCGGAGTACGTCGCTTTAACCTGACCTAGTCAGCGTTAGTTAAGAGTGTGGGGGGTGCGACCCTGTGCCCCCCACACGCACCTATAGATAAGGATTGAAATGGCACTAATTGTATTAAGTGAGCTAAAGGCTGTACTTGGCATTGGTGACATCTATGCAGACTCAATCGTGCAGGAAGTAGCCGATGCAGCTGAAAACATAATCCTGTCAATGCTTACCAAGAATCAATGGGGAGTCGTTGCCCATTCACGTACAAACACTGTAAACACAATTTACACAGATCGCCCGCATGATGTTTATGTAGGACAGTCAGTAGTAATTGCAAACAGTGGCACAAACTTTAACGGCACAAAAACAATTACAAAAGTAACTGAATACACAATGGAGTTTGCTGGCTCAGGTGACAATTACCCTAAGCACGGCATAGTGCCTTATGGCACGGTAACGGCCACACAGTACATAGATTATGACGATGTCCCGGAAGTAAGAGAAGCTGCACTGGCTGTAGCCTCTGACATCTGGATAACACGCACTGGCACACTTGGCCAGACAGGCGTGGACTTCCAAGCGCCAGCCCCATACCGTTTAGGCCGATCTTTATTTACCCGTGTATCTGGCTTACTAGCCAAGCATGTAGATGTCAGGTCCTACATTGGCTAACTTAGTATCCATCAGAACAGCCCTAGCAACGTCTCTAAGCGCTGCAGGTCGCGTGGTGTACTCATACCCCAATGAAAACATCACAGCCCCAGCAATCGTGCTGGTTCCCGGTGCACCCTACATCACAGTCGGCTCTATCGGCGGTGGTCGCTTACACATCCGTTTTGACATCACAGCCATTGTTAATGCAGCCGACAATCAGGCAGCACTAGCCAACATAGAGACTTTAATTCTGTCGATAACTAACTCAATTTCTAACAACTATTCATTGCTTAATGGATGGTCACAACCCACAGTCCAGCAAATCGGAAACTCCGACATGCTTATCAGCCAACTCTCTATCGAGCTGGTCACAACCAACTAGAAAGGCAAGTCATGCCAGCAACATACATAACTGGTCGGAATCTGACCCTGAGCATTAACTCGGTTTCATACGCTGACCAAGCATCAACAGTCACACTTGAATTGGAAAACAACCAGCAAGTGCTTGAGGTCCTATCGGGTCGCGCCTACAAGACAGTAGACACAACAGGCACACTTAATGTTGAACTATACCTAGATGACACATCATCGGCAGGCATTATTTCAGCACTATGGGATGCAGCAAAAGCCGCACCAGACACATCACTGAACTTTAGTTTTGATGTTAACGGTGACACATTCACTGGCAAGGTATTCCCGGTATTTCCTACAGTCGGTGGCGCAGCTACAGATGTACTTACAACTAGCCTCAGCTTTGTTGTTGAGGATGGATCAGTCGCAAGAGCCTAAGAGAAAAATAACAGGGTACACATTATGCAATTTGAAGTGCGAACAAAACAGGGTAACAACTACATAGTGAACACCGAGTCAACTTGGCTGTGGATTGAAATCGAGAGAGATCTCGGATACACATTTAATCAGGCAGTGAAGTTAATCGAGGAGGGATCTCTTAATGTCTTAACCGCTTTACTACACAAAGCTGCTAAGGCCCAAGGACATACAAAGTTACCTACCCAGCAAGCATGGGTGGATAACGAGTTCGATGGCTTTGAGTGGGTGGAGGAAAGCCCAAAAGACAGTTAAGGGATCTACTGGTACAGATAGCAATACATACCGGGATACCCTTACAAGATTTACTGACTTGGTCGGTCACTGATATAAAGACAGCAACGGATTTAATAAGCGAAAGGAACGGGCATTATGGCTGAGGGTAGAACCACTATTACGATACGCCCGGACCTGACTGAATACCGAGAATTACTTAAAGCTCTTAACCGTATGGAAAAAGAAGCTCAAGTAGGCCTTAAAGATGATGTTTATGCAATTAGCGAATGGACTGCTAAAGGCATGAGGCAAGCCGCATCTGCTCATCAGTTTTATCCAAGACAGGCAGAACTTGTAGCTGCCACTATTAAGCCAGCCCGTGATCGTGTACCGACTGTGCGAATTGGTGGCAGTAAGAAAATGCCAGTCAGTCGCAAGACTACAAAAGGTAACCCCGCACCGACTGCGGGACAACTGTTGTTTGGTAATGAGTTTGGTGGCAATCGTAACGCATACGGAAATCTAAATGCTTTCCCTAATGGTGGCTTTAGGTTTCCTCCACGTACAGCCCGGGAGGGCCGTGGTAATACTGGATACTGGATCTTTCCTACTCTTAAGGGTATGCAAGATGACATCTACATGAAGTGGGACAAGGCTGTGCGTGGCGTCATGAATCTATGGACTAGGGGAAGTTAAATGTCAGCAAATCGTACACTCAAACTCTCATTACTTGCTGATGTTAATAAGTTTCTTGATGGCATGGACAAGGCCGACAAGGGCACAAAGAAGTTTGAAAGCAAGATAGGCAAATACTCAAAGGCTATGGCCAAGTCTTTTGCTGTGGCTGGTATTGCAGCTGCAGCCTATGGCATCAAGTTAGGTGTAGATGGCGTCAAGTCTGCAGTAGAGGATGAGTTAAGCCAAAAGAAACTTGCCACTGCATTACGTAATACCACTAAGGCAACTGACAAACAGATCCAAGCCACAGAGGATTACATTAAGCGCCAACAAATCTCTTTTGGTATCTCTGACACTAAGTTACGCCCGGCACTAGGTAATTTAGCCCGAGCCACTGGGGATCTAACAGAGGCTCAAAAACTTAACAACCTTGCAATCGACATCAGCGCAGGCACAGGCAAGGATCTTGAAACTGTATCGCTGGCCTTATCAAAGGCTTATGGGGGCAACTTAGGTGCGCTAAAGAAACTTGGTGTACCGCTAGATGACAGCATTGTAAAGACAAAGAACTTTGAAAAGGCTACTGACAAGCTACAACAATTGTTTGGTGGGTCAGCCAAGGCAAACACAGAGACATTTGCAGGCCAACTTTCAATCTTGCAAGAGCGCTTTGGAGAAATTCAAGAGGACATCGGCGCAAAACTAATACCTAAACTTAAAGACCTTTTAGAGAATGTAAACCTAGTAGACAAGGGTTTTAGTGGCGATGATCCAGAGGGCCTTACAATCCGAGCCAGAGAACTTGCAGGGGAATACAACGGCAACGGCGCCAGCAGTTTAGGCGGTTCGCTTAGAGCAGTGGCAGATGCCTTTGGCAAGTTGTTTGGCACAATCACAGAGGATGGAGAGTCATCCACAAACATTCTTACAACCTTGGCAGAAAGCCTTGAAAAGGTTGCCAATGCTTTAGAGATGATCGAAAGAAACTACGAGAAGCTGACAAACTTAGGTCGAATTATCCAAAACCCATTGAACTTAGATTTACCCGAAGCAGGCTTTGTTAAAAGATCATCCACGAAAACTCCAACTGGTGGCACAACCATAAACATCAATGGCGCTGTAGATGCCAATGGAACACGGCGTCAGATAGAGCAACTCATGCGGACATCATCGAGAGACATGGGGCCAGTCACTCTTAACGGCGCTAGATTATGACCGCCTACACGCCTGAATACATTGTCTCTAGGAATGGCGAGGACTTACTAGATGCAACTATTGACACAGTAGTAATCAATCATGGCCGTCAGGATGTACAGGATCAGCCCTACCCAGCATCAATGAACTTAAGGTGCTACAGCAACACAGGCACCAATCTTGAGTTTGAACTAAATGACGAGATTCAATTCTTTATTGACGACATCAGGCAGTTTGTAGGCTACATAACCGATGTACAGATCAGCATGACTGCTGGCGTTAACAATCAAAACATTGCCTACTATGAACTTTCACTAGCAGGTCCGCTTGCTTTCCTAGCCCGGACTAATGCTGCCAGCACGACTTTGGCAATACAAGGTGATGCGACCAGAATGCGAGCGTTACTGTATCGGGCATTCTCTTTACAGTGGAAAGACCTTGGCTTAATCAGATGGAAAAACTACCCAAGGACATTTCAATGGCAGGATTTTCTACCGCAATACCCATTTAGCACAGAACCATCGGTCAGTTCTGACAATCTTTATACCCTTTCATCATTAGCTGCCACTGACACAGACACATTGACGCTTTGTCAGAATGCAGCACAATCAGCCCGGGGCATTCTGTATGACAGTAGAGACGGGCAGATAACTTATGACAACTACGGAGAGCGCCTAACACCTGATCTAGAGATCACAGTCGATGCAGACATGGTGCTGACCGAAAGCGTTGTATCAAGCATGTCGAGTGGGGACCTAGTAAATGTGGCCTACGTGGAATACAACGGAGGTACTGCCGTATCATCCAGCCAATCATCAGTACAAACTTATGGCCCGAGAGTTGCAACTAAGGTCACAGAACTTGAGTACCTATCAGATGCCAAACAACAGGCACAGAATTATGTACAGGCTAGATCAGTGCCTCAGTACCGCATCAGCTCATTTACAGTGCCATTACACCTAGATGAATTAACAGCAGAAATGCGTGGCGATCTACTAAGCCTCAGCCTGAACACATCAATCACATGGCCTGAGGGCTTATTGCCAGCACCTCTAGATGTAGGCAGTGAGACCATTAACTTTGTTGAGGGCTGGGAACTGAGAGCAGATCGCAACACAATTTTTTTGACCATTAATCAGTCGCCTAGATCAATGACTTATGGGCATGTTATGTGGTTAGAATTAGAGACAGACACACCTCTAACGTGGGCAACTTATTTAAGTACCACAAAATGGAAGGATGCTTAAATGGCAGGCACGACTACTAACTTCGGGTTTGACTACCCAACAGATACAGATTATGTCTATCTTGGTGCTAAGGCCATTGAGGACCTTGCAAAAGAAATTGACACCGATGTATGGAACTTAGAAAACAATAACGTAACAGTTAACAGTGCTATGAAAAGTGCTGGACGTTCATCATCTGTGGTTGAAAATGTCGAGGGCACCTATGCAGGTGGCTCATACCTAAGCACAAATCGCACTGCAGGTATTCCTTTCTACATCAACCGAAGCACTGGAACTACATCAGCACAGGTCATTCAGTTTTACCGTAATGGCACAGATGCCGGAGGCGTTAACGCAAGCACATCAGCCGCGCCGACCTTTGTCTCACCATCTGACTACCGACTAAAGGAAAATGTAGAGCCTTTAGCAGATGCAGCCGATCGCATTAAGTCAGCCAATGTCTACACTTACAACTTTATAGCTGATGAAAACAAAGAATTGCGCTATGGCTTCTTAGCACATGAAGTGCAAGACCTAATGAATGATCTGGTTATCGGTGACAAGGATGCACTGGATGCTGACGGCAATCCCGTGTACCAGCAAGTACAAGAGACACGCTTGATCCCGGTACTCGTCGCAGCTCTTAAGGATGCACTGCTACGAATTGAAGCATTGGAAAACGCATAACAAATGCCTTTACCTATTAAGAATGGCAAGATCACAACCGCCTACAAGAAGCTCGGGAAGCATTGGTCCAAGGGCTATCACACAGGCGTAGATTTTGCTGTCCCAGTAGGTACACCCGTACTGGCTGTAGCTGACGGATTTATCACCGATGCTAATTGGGGCAATGATTACGGCACACACGTAGTCCAGCGCGTGGCCAAGGGCTATGTCATTTATGCACACCTAAATGCCAAAAGGGTCAAGCACATGCAGATCGTCAAGGCTGGCCAGATTA